GGCGTATAAGGGAGAATAACCAATGGCTATTTCACGCGCACAGTTACTTAAAGAACTGCTTCCCGGCCTAAACGCCTTGTTTGGTCTGGAATACGCAAAGTACGGTGAAGAACACACCGAAATCTTTGAAACCGAAACTTCAGATCGTTCCTTCGAGGAAGAACTGAAATTGAGCGGATTTTCTGCTGCACCTGTTAAAGACGAAGGCTCTGCCATCGAATATGACAATGCACAGGAAGCATGGACTGCTCGCTATACACACGAAACAGTGGCAATGGGTTTCTCAATCACTGAGGAAGCTATTGAGGATAACCTGTATGATTCTTTGTCATCGCGTTATACTAAAGCACTGGCTCGCGCTATGGCGTACACCAAACAGGTTAAAGCTGCCAACATCCTTAATACTGGATTTGCTGGCCCAACCTACGGTGATGGTCAGACGCTCATGTCTACCGCGCACCCACTGATTTCTGGTGGCGTAAACTCAAACCGTCCTGCAGTTGCAGCTGACCTTAATGAAACTTCCTTGGAAGCGGCTATTATTCAGATTGCAGCTTGGACCGATGAGCGCGGTTTGTTGATTGCAGCACAGCCTAAGAAACTTGTAATTCCACCAGCACTGCAATTTGTTGCAACACGCCTGATGGAAACCGAGGGTCGTGTAGGTACTGCAGACAACGATATCAACGCACTACGCGCTAACGGCTCAATTCCCGGCGGTTATGCTGTCAACCATTACCTGACAGATGTAAACGCATGGTTTATGATGACTGATGTACCCAACGGTCTGAAGCACTTTACACGGGCAGCTATGGCTACCTCTATGGATGGTGACTTCGACACAGGTAACAGTCGTTATAAGGCCCGTGAGCGGTATTCGTTCGGTGTGTCTGATCCGCTGGGTATCTACGGTTCACCCGGAGCGTAAAACACGTTACTATTACGTTAAAGTAGGGGCAGCTTCGGTTGCCCCTTTCTTTTTGTTTAATATAGTGTATTATACACACATCCCTGACAGGCGTACATGCGCCTGACATAACCCAGACAGGAGACTAACATGGGTACGACTACATTTTCAGGACCGATTCGGTCAGGCACAATCCGCACAACTAATGGCATTATTGTAGGCACCGACATTGCTAATGTTGGACAAGTTGTCTTGCATCAACGTGCAGCCATTACACAAGCGGCTACAATCGCCGCAAACACCCCAGCTACAACCATTGTAATTCCCGGTAATAGCTTAATCATAGCTATAAAGTTATACGTTGTAACTGCTTGGAATGGCGCTGCTTCTACAGGTGGTATTGGTTACGATGATGGTGCTACTGTAAACGCAACAGCCTTGACTGCTGCTGCAGGCGCAGCAGGTGGTACTATAGGTGTTATCAGCATTGGAAGTGGCGCAGATGCTACGCGAGTAGCTAATTGGCTCAATATTGCTGCTGGCGACAAACGTATTAATTTCCTAAGTGCCAATACTGGCGCAGGTGTAGGTGTTCTTGAAGTTGAATACGTACAAGCCGCCAACATTGCAGTACAACCGTAAAGGAATAGCTAAATGGCTGCTAATTCAGTACGAGCATTTAACTTTGCTACAGGCGATACTGCCGCCCTTGTTGGGCCTAGTCGTACGCGTATCTTGGGAGTGTTAGTTAACGCTGCCGCCGCTTGTGCGTTTACACTACGTAACGGTACTGCCGCAGGTGAGGTGCTTCTGGACCTTACACTGCCTACAGGTTGGAATGACGTGTATATTCCTGCAGACGGCATACTAGCAACTAACGGCTGCTTTGTGTCGGCGCTTACAGGAACAGGAAACAAAATAACCCTAATATTGGAGTAATTTTGTGCGATCATACTTTAAAAAAGGTGGGGGAGTAAAATCCCCCGCTTGGACACGTAAGGCAGGCAAGAGTGAGTCCGGTGGACTCAATGCAAAAGGCGTTGCCAGTTATAGAAAGGCCAATCCCGGCAGTAAGTTAAAAACTGCGGTTACTACCAAACCCAGTAAACTTAAAAAAGGGTCTAAGGCTGCAAATCGGCGTAAGTCGTTCTGTGCCCGTATGAAGGGCATGAAAAAAAGTAACACAAGTTCTAAGACGGCTAACGACCCAGATAGCCGTATTAATAAGAGTTTACGTAAATGGAATTGTTAGGAGTTATACTGTGGATAATATGAAAAAAGGTAAGGGTAATGTACGCCCTAAGCTGCGCCCTGAAAGTATAGGTAATACGGGGGAAAGCACTAGAGGGGTAATGGGGGACCAAGGCGTTTCACGCGGAATGGAAGCACGGATGCCATCGGCAGTAAAAGCTTCTGAACGCGCCAAGAAGAAAAGACAGCTAATGGCTAGACAAAATTCTATGGTCGAAGCTCAAGAAGGTATGCCTAGCCCTGCTGATAAAAATAACAGTGTGGGCATGCAAATGGGCGGCAAAGTGCCCGGATATAAAGCAGGTAAAGCTGTTCGTGGTTACGGCAAAGCTCGTGGCGGCAAAGCCTGTAAGATGCTCTAATGCGGGAAACCTAAACGTGTAGCTCCTGCAAAAAGGCGTAAGAAATGACAACATCAGGCACCGCAACGTTCAATATGGACTTCACGGAAATTGCTGAAGAAGCATGGGAACGTGCGGGGCGTGAGCTTCGCAGTGGCTATGATTTACGTACAGCGCGACGATCCATGAATCTTATGACGATTGAGTGGCAGAACCGTGGTATAAATATGTGGACTATTGATAATCCAACATCCATTAACCTAGTACAAGGGCAGTCGGAGTACACGTTACCAGCAGATACCATTGATTTGCTTGAACAACAAATACGTACTAACGCTGCTAATACCAGCACACAATCGGACCTTACCATAAACCGCATAAGTGTATCCACGTACTCGTCTATTCCTAACAAGTTAACACAAGGCCGACCTATACAAATATATGTACAACGGTTGCAGCCTGCTCCCAAAGTAATTGTGTGGCCTGTACCAGATAACAATAACTACCAACTTAACTACTGGCGTATGCGCCGAATTGAAGATGCAGGTAGTGGTATACAGACTGCAGACATAAGTTTTAGATTCCTACCGTGCCTTGTATCAGGATTAGCCTACCATATTGCGATGAAAGTTCCTGAACTTGTAGACCGCGTACAAATGTTAAAATCCGTATACGACGAACAGTTTGAAATGGCTGCTAGTGAAGATAGAGAAAAAACACCTGCACGGTTCGTACCTAGAATAGCAGGTATACACTAATGAGTAATAGGTTTGCAGCTGGAAAACGTGCCATCGGAATGTGCGATGTGTGTGGATTTCAGTATAAATTGCATAAACTAAAAGACCTGTTTGTAAAAGGTACAAACTCGCATGTCAAAGCCTGCCCAACTTGTTGGAACCCTAGTCATCCACAATTACGATTAGGAGAGTTGCCAATAAACGATCCCGAGGCACTACGTAACCCCCGCCCAGATCAAGGTTTAACATCAAGCAGAAACTTTCAAGGTGGTTGGAACCCTGTAGGATTAGCCGATCCTTTTAATCTAACGCCAAATAGGTTAGTTGGTAGTGGATCAATAGGAACAGTAACAGTAGTAACAAACTAGGAGGGCATGTAATGCCTAAAGTTGGAAATAAAGAATTTAGCTACAGTCCTAAAGGTAAAGCTATGGCTGCAAAAGAATCGGCCAAAACAGGGAAACCCATGCAGACTTACAAGTCTGGGGGTAAAGTAAAAGTTCGCGGTACTGGTGCAGCAACGCAAGGTATCTACGCAAGAGGGCCGATGGGATAAATTATGGATTATACTGCGTTAACAACTAATATACAGGATATCTGCGAAACTACTTTCACTGCGGATGTGTTAGCTATGTTTACGCAGCAATCCGAACAGAAAATATACAACTCGGTGCAGATTCCTGCACTGCGTAAAAACGTTGTAGGCACTATATCTGGCAGTAATAAATACCTTACTGCACCTTCAGATTTTATATGGGCTTATTCTTTAGCGGTTATAAGCGCAGGAGATGTGTATACGTATCTAATTAATAAAGATGTTAACTTTATGCGTGAAGCGTATCCTAACCCTAGTGACAAAGGTGTTCCAAAACATTATGCGTATTTTGATGACGATACGTTTATTCTCGGACCAACCCCGGAAACAAGTTACAGTACAGAACTGCATTACGGGTACTATCCAGAATCTATAGTTACCGCTGGGACTACATGGTTAGGCGAAAACTTTGATTCTGCGCTGTTAAACGGTGCTTTAATAGAAGCAATACGTTTTATGAAGGGGGAACCCGATGTAGTTGCAATGTATGAATCATTGTATGCACAGTCGATAACCTTGTTAAAAAACCTTGGAGATGGTAAGCTGCGTGAAGACGCGTATCGTTCTGGGCAAGTTCGTACCACAGTAAGCTAGGAGATAAGAAATGGCTTTCACAGGAAACTTTATGTGTACTTCGTTTAAGAAGGCACTACTCGACGGTGAGATGGACTTTAGTGCCAACACCAACGATACGTTTAAAATTGCACTATACACAAACTCTGCCTCGTTAACAGCAGCTACCAATGGCTATGCAAATAGTACCGGAGGAGAAGTAGCTAATGGAAACGGTTATGATACAGCGGGTAAAACACTATCAATCAGTCAAGTACCTACATCTACGGGTACGGGTACAACTGTGTTTCTTAGTTTTGGCACGATCAACTGGACCTCTTCGACCATTACCGCACGAGGTGCTTTGATTTACCGTTCTAGTGGAGCAAATACCAACACTGCAGTTGCAGTATTAGATTTCTTGGCTGATAAATCTTCCTCGAATGGTACGTTTGAAGTTCAGTTCCCAACTAACAACGCGACAAGTGCTATCATCCGTATTGAAACACCTTCGTGAACTTTAAAGGACATCTGCAATGGCTTTTAAACTAGCAAATAGAGTTAACGTACTAACGTCCACTACAGGCACGGGTTCGATAGCTTTAGGTTCTGCGGTAGCAGGATTTCAAACGTTTTCGGCAGCGGGTGTAGCTAATGGTGATACCGTACGGTACACTATAGAAGATGGCGTTAATTTTGAAATAGGTGTGGGAACGCTTAGTAATTCTGTGGGCACAATGGCGCGCAGCGTTAGTGAAAGTTCCAATAGTGATAACGCCATAACCCTATCTGGCAATGCTACCGTGTTTTTAACGGCCACGTCTATAGACATACAGACAGGGGTTAATATCACTGGTGGAGCCGTAACGGGTATAACAGACTTGACTGTAGCTGATGGTGGCACCGGAGCATCAACTATTAGTGCGGCTCAAACAAACTTACAAGTAGACCCTGCTGGCACTGCGGCGGCTCTAGCAATAGCATTGGGGTGATATATCATGGCTAATATATTCAAAAGTTACATGGTTAGACAAGCTGGAGTAAGTGAAGCTCTTGTCGTTACTGTAGCTGCAAATACGCAGACAGTTGCGGTTGGAGTAAACCTTGCAAATCTTCTGACCACACAGATTACCGCAAGCGTTTATATTGAACGTGGTGGATCAAATGTAGATTACTACATTGTAAAAGATGCGCCCATCCCTGCACAGAGTGCGTTGTCTGTGTTAGACGGTAAGATCATTTTAATGGCAGCAGACAAATTGTATGTTAAATCTAGCGTAAATACGAGCCTAGACGCTATACTGTCTGTGCTTGAAATTACTTAAACTGGAGAAACCTAATGGCTGGATATATTGGCGCTAAATCTTCAGGAATTATCTCAGGTATTGATGCTTCTATTGCTGAACTTAACCTAACGGATAAAGCAGCGGCTAACGGTGTAACCGAAGCGAATAAAGTTCTCACGGCAGATGCTAACAAAGACGTTACAGCCGTTCGCAACCTTGCTGCTACTGGAAATGTGACGGCTGGTGGTGCAGTAATAGCCACAGGAACCGTTACACGCGCCCTAACGCGAGGTTCTATTGATGTTGGTAATAGCTCTGGCGTGTCATCTGCTTTAGCAAAAGGCGCTGCGGGGACGGTTTTAACATCTGATGGTACTGATTTATCATTTGTGGCAGCAAGCGGGGGTGGTGAGCAGACTTTTACAGCAAGTGGCAGCATTAGTGCTGGGGCTTTAGTTGGTCTAAATTCTAACGGTACAATTTCAACAATGGGCGTATCTGCTGGCGCTCCTGTTCAAGTTAACCCAACTAATCATACGGGTGCCCACGATTCTACCCGCGCTATTGTCTACGACACCGTAAATAACAAAACTATTCAATTTTTTAGAAACCAACAAAATAGTGGTTATTTAAGTGTTCGTGTCGGCACAGTGAGTGGCACCTCTATATCTTATGGTACTACTGTAGCAACATCTATACAAGCTAGATTTATGAAAGCAGCTTACGACCCTAACGCTCAAAGAGCTGTTTGCGTTTTTCGTAACGATAGTGATACTTCTGATGGGTATGCTATAGCTGTTTCGGTTAGCGGAACAACACCTACTTTCGGTAGTGCAGCAGAATTTAATAACGACAATACCGAAGCTATTGATATTGCCTTTGACAACAACGCTAATAAATTGGTTATTGTTTATAGAAATCAAGCCACGGCGGTTCAGGCCAAGGTTGCATCAATCAGTGGAACATCACTTAGTTTTGGCTCGGCTGCTGGCCCATCTGGGGCTACCGCTAACAGCACTACTGTATTTTGTGCTTTTGATTCCAATTCAGATAAAGTTGTTGCTCACTGGGGCGATTCTGTAACTAACTACCCTATGGCAGCGGTTGGAACGGTCAGTGGTACATCAATATCTTGGGGTTCAGAAGTAGAGATAGAAGCGGAAGCTGGGACAGCTACGGCTGGACATAATGTAGGATTTGACGCAAGTGCTAATAAAACTATGCACATATATGGTGTAGGAAATATATTAAGGTGTAAGATTGGAACTGTCAGTGGTACATCAATATCTTTTGGTGCTTTAACTATATTAACTGCTGCTGGCAATAGTAATGCCAATGCGATTGTCTTTGACAGCAACAAAAATACCCTCGTTATATTTTTCACAGCCCTAAGTACGAATTTTGGTTCTATACTTAGAGGACAAATTTCGGGCACGTCATTTTTTACAACCCGAACAACACTTGCCATAGAAAACAGCACAGGGGTTGGTGGTATTGTCTTTGACCCAGACACTAACCAGTGTATCACGCAATTTGGTAATGACGCTGGCTACAATATAGAATCATCAATTTTCAATTCTGCAAACCCAGCATGGGTTGGCGTGGCTGCTGAATCAATTTCAAATGGCGCAACAGGGAAGGTAACAGTAATTGGTGGTATAAGTATCAATCAGAGCAACCTTGTTACTGGCGCAAGTTATGGATTGCCATTGACTGCCTCGGTATTAACTGGAGGCTCAAATAACGTTATTGGAACTGCATTATCTGCTTCAAAACTATACATTAACGTGGGAAAAATATAATGAAAACCTTAGTGAAAGATGGCTTTTCTGTTTACCTTTTTGCAGATGATAAAGTTGTAAACACAACTGCCGAGTATACTGAAATTGGTTCTCCTGTGGAACTTATTGCTGGTGACTGCAATACCTCAAACAGCGTAATGTACACGGGCGTTACGGCCCCTGAGAATTGGACGGGTCTTAGATATTTGTTTGACGGTACAACTTGGTCTGCAAATCCTAACTATGTGGCACCCCCCGCAGAAGAAGAAGAATCGGAGTAAGACATGTCAGGATATATAGGCACACAGCCCGTACCACAGGCCACACAGAAGCGTCAGGCGTTTACCGCTACTAATGGCCAAACATCCTTTGCTACAAGCGGGTACAGCGTAGGCTTTGTTGATGTTTATATGAATGGCGTAAAGCTGGCGGCTGCTGATTATACAGCCACTAACGGCTCTGATGTTGTTTTATCTTCAGGTGCTTTGGTTAACGATATTGTAGAGATTGTAGCGTTTACATCTTTTGTTGCTTCTGGGGGTTTGCCAACTACAGGCGGCACTGTCACAGGTGACATTACTTTTAACGACAGTATTAAATCTAAGTTTGGGACAGGCGCTGATTTACAGGTGTTCCATAACGGCACAGACGCCAAGATTAATAATGACACAGGTCACCTAGACCTAAGCAATACCACTGCTGGCTCCTCAATAAGAATACTTGGCTCTGGTGAAAGCCTAGCTGAATTTTCTGATGATGGTGATGTTGACCTGTTTTTTAACGGAGCGTTAAAATTATCAACAACGAACACAGGCGTAACAGTTGCGGGTGTGTTGGCTGCTACGACCCTTACGG